CTTGATTCTCGGTACAACCGCCGGGTGGTCATTTGCACTCCTGCCTGCTCTATCGAAACCAAGCCTTCAGCAGACTCCTTGAACAAGGTCTCAGCCAACACCCAAGCAATCGACTTTGCTGGCATTTCAGGGATCATCTTAGTATACCACACCAAGGAACCATAACCGGGGAGAGCAACTTCCTTAAGAAGATTAATTGCTACAGGGCCCCCGAGATCTGCTGGGCGACAACCTAGTCTCCTGAAAACAGGCCAGCGGTTATATTGGTCACAATGGGCTACTGTCAGGCACACTGATACCGTGGTAGCTGTGTACAGAGACGCCCCATGTCGAAGGAGTGATACTCCTTGCTCTACAACTGATTGAGCATCGTCTGACATCTTTTCACCCATCCCAAACGTAAGGCTAGCCACTGACAACTTCAACTCAGGCACAATTAACCCCGATGAAAGGGCAAAGGAACTGTGGAACTCAGAAATGATGGTTGATGCAACTGTCTTAAACTGATTCAATGTCTGACCTCCCAAACCTAGCACAAATGAAAGAGCAGCTTTGACATACAGTGTCACGTACTTAAGCTCCACCCCTTCTGCTAGATTGTCAACGAGAACAAAACTGTCATCATTGGTCACCAGGCTCTCAAAGAAAGTGCAAAGACCGCTGCTCAGACACACCTCACGCGTGAAGTCGTGTAACATTGACGAAGGTCCTGACGAAAACATGCCCATAGCCCCTTGATTCATTCCATATTCATGCACAAATCCAGTCGGCAGAACCTGAAAGTTGAGCTGGTCAATCATGACAGATGCAAGCTTTCCAAGAGTGGATTCTGGGTTGTGAGCCGCAACCTTCTTCAGCCCCCCGAACTCATAAATGTGGGAGTACAGCTCAAAAGGAAGTTTGGTGTAGCGATTCCCCATCAGCCTAGTTGCCTCAGCAAGTAACTCATACATGAAAATGTTGGCCTGTGAATCCCTAGCTATGTGGGAATCATGAATTGTCAATGAAGCAGCATACGCTCTACTTTTGGCCATGATTTGATTTGGCCCAAACCTAGAATTGTCAACACCAAATTTCAGTGAACGACCACTGTTGGCTGAATCCACGAGACTCATGAGTGTTTTATCAGTGTTAGGATCTGTCATCCTGTCTGTTGGGATAGATGGTAGGTAATGGGCAAACACACGCTCTGGAG